CATGGCTTGCATGCTGCAACGTATCCGTCTTCTATTGTTCCGCCTTTGTCTGATTCGACTAGGTGATCTAACTCTGTTGCTGTGTTGCGTTTGCACCAATGACACAATGGTTGGTCGCGCAATAGTTCTGCTCGTGCTTGCTTGTAGATCGTGGTGTCGTGCTCTGTGAGTTTGCGTGTCATCGTTGTGCCTTGTCGGGGGGGGATGTTTGTTTATTAACTGTATGTCATCTGTATGTCAATAGATGTGTGAATGCTCCACCCTCTGGATTGCCCATCCCAGAACCCAATTGCATTTACCTCATCAGTCTGTTTACTGATCGCCCAGTCGCATTGCCCAAACCATTTCGTCTTGCATGATTCGAGGCGCGACCGTCTACCCAGGTTCCCCTGTTTACTGCCCACCTCATGCGACCGAGGCACACACCTGCTACTAGCCAATTGTCATTTACTTACATTGGAGAACACTTGCAGCGCGTCACGTACGAGTATTCATGATCCATTGATCGTACTTTCGTGCTGTACGGCTGAGCAACCATTTTGTATTGCAATGACGGATGCGCGCTTGCGTCAACCAACATCAGGTCTATGCCTGTGATGAAACGGTTGCCCTCACAATCTGCGCACCTCTTTTCTTGAATGTCTTTGTGGTTGGCTTTTCTTATCATGTCGCGGAATTGTGGCAACGATGGGAACTTCCCAAGTTCTTCCACCAATGGCATTGCTTTTCTTACTTCTTCTGGCGTTACTGATTGCAAGAACTGATCTTGTTGCCAAACCTCAATGACTACGTTGAATGAGATTTGCTGTGATGGGAATATGGCTCGAATCTTGTGAACCATTGACTCAATGTTTTGATTGTTCATGTCTTTCCTATGCTTTCGGATTGCTAAGGGTGTAGAGAATGTACTCCATGTCGCTGGGCTTCCATACCGCTGCATGACAGCCAGCCATCTCACAAGCGTTTAACCAAATCTTCTGTCCAGGCGTTAACTTGCCTTTCTCTGCCTTTAACTCAATAACCAGCGGACGACCGCCTTGGAATGGGTGCACCATGAACAGATCGGGGAATCCCACATCGCCTTGCACGTTCGTCATCCAGCGTCCTCGAGTGTTCTGTGCCGGCAGATCGTGATGCACAAGCCAGCCGTAACGCTTGGCGACGCTGATCACCATGTCCTTGAAATCGGCTTCGCTGATCTTCGGGTCAAGTTTCATTGTTTGCCGCGCTTGCGACCAGCAACCCTGCGAGGGTCATCAAACATTGTTACAAATAGCGTCAGCATTAGACCAAGCAACACGCCAGCAATGTTGACAAGCGCAAACAGCATCATTTCAATGCTTCAATTATCTTTGACGCTTCATGTGATTTGAGCAGCTCAAGCACGGCGCTGTCATCGTTAAGTTCACGGTGAATCGTCTCTAACAAACGCAAATCATCTAACCCTGCATCCTTGGCAAGTTTCTTGATATAACCAATTTGCTTAGGTGTGGCAAAAGCACCGCGGGGTATGTGCTCTTGCGGTTGTGGTGATGTTGTTAGGCGCTCAACCTTTTGCATTTCATTGCGCGACGGCCTTGGACCACTTGCAGGAGCCTGTAACGGGCAATTGGCAATAGCGCGACCAATAGCGCTCGTCTCACAGTTCTCAACAAACGACGTGGCATTGACACCGCGGTCGCTTTTGATTTCTTCCGCATAACCCGTTGCGACTGGCACCTTGTCGTCCTTGTCTGCGTACAGTTCGCAATAGAACACGCAAGCGTCACCTGTGTAGTTCATCATGCACGTATAGACGCGCCCGTTTGGATATGCAGCCCACCAGCGCACAAGCCGTTGCTCGACTGTCTCGTAGTTGCTTAGGTCAAAACCCATCAGATGCCTGCCCAGACGCTTAGACGTTGTGCATGGTCATGGGCGCCACCGCGCTGGGCGTATGCCAGTTCGCCTGTGTTTCGGATAATGCCACGTCGAGCGGCAGCGTTAAGCCGTCCAGCAATGCCTTTGGTAACAGGGAACTGATCGCCCAGGTGTTTCCAAATGTCGTCAGATGTAAAAAATCCTTTTGTGCGCGCAACGTGCACGATCGCAGCGTCCACTTCGTTTTGTTGTGGTCGTGTCCAGCGCGCATCAGCTGATGATTGTGATGCCAACATGCCTTCAATGAATGGGGCGTTCTTTCGTGCCGGCACACGGCCATCACAAACGAAATGTGTTTTGCCTGTTATTTCAGGGTAAGCAATTGTTTCTTTGCAGATCGTGCAAGTTTTCATTGTCGGAATCTCCTGTCGGTTAGGAATGTGCTTGTAGTGCTTTGATTGCTAAATCGAGTGTAGTCACATCGTGCAATGGCATTGGGTCTTCTAATGACAACGAGTTTTTCATGCCTTTAAGACGCTGAATGATGCTCGCATGCGGGTTAGTGCTTATGTCTGCAATTTCGTTAATCAAATTAAAGATTGCCATGTCGTGTCTTGTTGTCATCATTTGCTCCAATACCATTCGTCGGGTTTCTTCTGATAGTTCGCCTTGATTCCATGCAACACCTTCGCTCATTTCACACTCCATGGCCCCCAGCCGAACCCGTAGCGCTCGACTCCGTAGTTGTATATTTCTAATCCAGCGAGCAAGTTAGTCTCGGCGTGTAACAGATCTTCTACCTGTGTGATGATGCCTTTACCAATAAGCCATTTAGTCCATGACCCATTGATTTGAAGTAGGCCGCGCGAACCGCCAAATGGGTCTTTGCGATTGATTGCGTTAGGCGTGCAATTTGACTCGCGCTTCATAATTGACTCCAAGACGGTGCGCTGGTCACGCGGCCAACCAAAGTTGACAGCAAGCGCGCTGAACTGCTCACAAGCCGAGCTGTACGGGTCAATGTAAATCGTGGAACTGGTCGTTGTGGTCGGCTCAATCAGATATGGCTGGACGTCAAACGGTGCCAGCGCAATAGTCCCAGACGGGCTACCAGACGTGTCAGGAGCCCCTGTGAGCGCCGTAAACCCGAAAACCGTACAAAGCACTAACCCAATAATTTTCTCTGCAAAATAGTTCATCTTTTCTCCAAAGGTATGGGCATGCCCCATGATGAGGATGCCATTCTGAATGCGATTTGTCCCATAAGGAACTTTCCCGAGTCGGGGTTGGTGAAGATTTGCACCAAGATTTCTTGACCGTTGTCCATCACTCCCGTATAGACGCTGTAGTCAAATATCTGGATGTCAGTCATTGCCTGTCCTTTTGTCGGTGCTCCGACCTTAGAACATAGATCAAGCCTTAGGTGGGATTTCCCCGAACACCTTTAAGAATGCGGCTTTTACCCAGATCACCGAGTCGGCAGCTTGTGGAGAAATTTCAATGTGAAACCACCGACCGCCAGGTGCACCTGACACGGTTTTGCTGTCGTAGTTCTTCCAAGCCTGTCGGTCGCAACGCCATGCCGCGCCAAATTCTTTTGGGAAATAATCAATCACCATTTGTATGCCCAACTCGTTTGCATGAGCGATCATTTTGTCAATGAATTCTTTAGCGTTTTTGCGTGTTGCGTTTGGGTGTTTTTCGCTTGTAGTAAATCCAGCATCCCACGCTCGACCTGTTGCATGGACACTTAGCGTTCCTGGCTTCCCCTTGACGTCACGCTGGCCCCAACTTCCAAGATTGACAAACGCGCCATTCGAGTAAGCGGTCACTTGCTTAATAAACTCGTTCATGCCGGCACGAGGCGCTGGTGATGCACCGTCAGCGTTGCCTATGTAGTCGCGTGCGTTGGGCACGCCAGCCTTAGCCTTGGCTACTGCCACGACCAAACGCCTCATCGTTTTTGTTAACCCAACGAAGCAAAGGTGGGATTATTGCAGCGATCGCGCCTTTTGCGTAGTCGCGTGGGTCGGTTGCTCCTGTGGTGTAAACGGCGATAAGCGCTCCGACAAGTGAACGTGCATAACTGGCAAGCATGGCTTTGTCTTTAGCCTTCATCGTGTCCGTCCTTTGATTTGTTCTTTAACCCGTTGGATGCCAGTAATCCTATAAGACCACCACTCAAGGTCATGAGCATTGGGTTAAGCACCGAAAATGCTTCTGCGTCGTTTGGTGCTTGCTCAAGCGGTTGGGTCACAAATAGCAGGCCATAAAGCAACGTAAAAATTGAGCCTACGAACGCGCAGGTGAGACCAATTCCGACTATTAAAATTAGTCGAGCCTTAATTTCGTCATTTGTATATTTAGCCACAGCGACCACCGCCAACCTGAATGTCTGATGTCATTGTGACAGCTGTGTTGTCTGGTCGAATGCAGTTTACGCGCTCACGATCAGAACAGCCAGCGCATCCCCACAAAACGACCGCTATTAGCGCGACGTAGCCGATGAGGTAACGCCATCTCATTACGAGAGCAGCGCGGTTACTTCGTCAACAGTCAAACCAAGTTTGGCAAGGACGGCTTCTTTTGCTAACGCTTTTTCTGTTTGTTCTTTTTTGGTTGGAACTGGTGGAATTGTTGAACATAATTCAAGATATTCCGCGATCTCGTTTTTTGTCATTGGACGGTTGATTCCGCCTTCGTTTACAATGTATTCAGCACTCATGATTTTGTGTATCCATATACTGCGTAAGTCCCTGTAATGTTTCCTGTTGACGCAATAAAACTCATTGCATCAAATGATGTTGTTGAGGCGTGAAGTCCGTTTACGCTTCGGCCAACATATGTTGAGGCATCATCAGCAGTCAGTTGTCCTTGAATTTGTGTTGCTGTTGCTGTAACAGGATTGAGCACATCTAAAACAAGACCCCAATATCCGCTTGTAAAAGTTGGTTGAATTGTCCAAGAGGTTTGATTGTTTTCTGTTCTATTTGATGCTGCTGCCGTTTGACTAATACCCGTTGACATTTGGTTGTAAACAGCAGATGAGTTGTCGGTTCCAGATGCCCTCATTCTTGAAGTAATAGTCAAAGTTGTTGAGGCTGCCGACAACTGAAAAACAACACGATAGTTGCGGTATTTTGATGTAAAGGTGCTTGCAGCCAAATTGACAGCATTAGATGCTGTAAACGCCGTTTCCGCTGTGACCAACTGCAAAGCCGAATTAGACTGCAAAGTTGTTAATTGAGCGGCCGTTAAAACCTGACCGGCGGTAAAAGTCTGTGTTGCCATAAGTGCTCCTTATCCTAAAACATTCTCTGCGTCGAGTGTGCCATACACGGCGTCATCCAATATCAGCTCGTAAACGATCGTTGTTGGCGCGGTGCTGTAAAGCACGCGGTGGCCAGTAGAAAAGTCCAGATAATGCTCAATGCCTTCAACAGACAGCTCTTGCGCTAACTGGGTTGTGCCGGCACCGCTCGGGAATGTCTTTTCCACGGTAATGGTGTCGCCTATTTCAAGGGTCGCCAGCGTGTCCTTTTGGGCTGTAGTCAACATCAGGAACGCGGTTTCCACCGACGTGTATCTTGCCTCGGGTTGAGGGTTGAGCAGATAGGACGCCGCGGTAGTAATTGACCCTGCTTCATGAAGAAGGCTGTTGGTGATGCTGTTTGTTTGGATGAAGTACTGGGCAATGGATGCAGCGTCAGTTGCGGTTGCGGTTGTGCCGTCTAAGCCTGTTACGACCACGCGGTTGACTACAGCGTCCGCCTCAAATGAGATGCCTACGCCGTTGTACTTGTATTCGGTGCCGTCGTCATGGAAGTCAGCAACAGACCCCGAAAGCGTGTTGCCGATGCGGTCTTGGAATGTGAGCACCCCATCGCGCGACATGAACAGACGGCCAAACTCGGCGGTGTCGTTGATCTGGGCAATGTATTGCAACACGTTGGTTCCTGCCGGCACGGTGTATGCGGCGTCGTGGCCAAGGTTGACGGTGCCTGTGGCAATGCTGCGCGACAAGGCTGGGAACGCTACTTCTGGTAGATCAAGGACGCTGGTGATTCGAGCACCAGATAGTTGAGCGCTGACGTTGTATTCGTTTAAGTAGGTTTGTGACAGCAAATAGAATTGGTCAGCGCAATAAACGGTCACGGTGTCAAGACCGCCGAGCGCAAAGTTGTAGTCGTAGTTAACGACATACCCTGAAAACAGCAACTCGGCCACATTCGTAGAGCTGTATCTGATCAGTTTGACTTCGCGCATTGGTGCAAGACCAGGCTTAGATTCAGCGGTGTCGTAGTACGGGCTGTTTTCGTCAAACGGGTTAAAGATGCCGTCCACGTCTTGAATGGTGAATGTCATTGTGCCGGCGCTAAACGTGTCACCAATGTCGCGTCTGCCGCGCTTAGCCGTGATGCTGGTCGTTGATTCCATGACGCTGGCAAACTCGGTCGTACCGTCCAGCACATAACTCGTGTTGTCTAAAACTCCTTTTAGCGTGTCATCAAGGGTAAACGCGTCAACAATAAACCCCGTAGCGATCTGCAGGTCATAGTTGCCTGAATCAACGACAGCTGTGCCGGGCATCAGGCAATGTTCAGAGCCAACGGCCCTGCACTCCGTGAGTAGGCGCGCAACGCGTTGACCACGGCTTGACCGATCTCGGCGCTAGTCGAGAGCCCGCCAGTCACGTTGACGGTCACTCCCCCGCCACTATTCATGCGGTCTAATGGCACCACGGCTTCTGGGCCTGCTTCACCAATAAGCGCAAGAGTAGGGGAGCTGACAATGCCACCTTCGGCTAGACGTGGAATGTTCATGCGACCAGGCACAGGTGTTGTAGGTGTGCCACCCAATTTAGGTACAGAGACTGTTGGTGCTTTCGGAATGTCTGGCAACAACGGAATGGAGTTGTAAGCACTAATAATTGCGTTTACCGCGCCGATCGCAGCGTTAACCATTCCAGCAAAGAAACCGATCACGGTGTTCACAATTGCGTTAATGCCGTCACGAAACCACTCAAATTTGTTGTATGCGGCGACCAAAGCAACGACCAGCAAAGCGACGCCTGCAGCAATCAGACTGAATGGGTTGAGTGCCATAGCGATGTTGGTGACAACGATTGCTGCGGCGACCGCGCCAATAGCGGCAGCGATAGCCAAGAATGCTTTGGGGTTGTCTTGAGCCCATGCAGCGAACTTGTTGAGCACGGGTAGCACAGCCTCGAGCACAGGCAGGAGTGCTGCACCGATTGACTCTTTGGTTTCGCCAATGGAATTCTTAAAGATTTTCATTTTGCCTGCAGCAGTCTCGGCACTTTTAGCGGTAGCACCGCCAAAGGTTCCGCCCAGCACGTCCATGACTTCGTTGAGGCTTGCGCCTTCTTTAATCATCGTTGACATCTCTGGGCTCAATGATCGGAGCGCCTTAAAGTTGCCCTGATATGCTTTTGCCAATGCGTCCGCGACGCTGGCGCTGTCCATGCCGGTGGCCGTGCTGATGTCCATGACAAGGTTCATGTCGTTCATGGCAATGCCAACATCTTTGGTACCGCGCACAAGAGCTTCTAATGCTTTGCGATACTCGGTGTCAGCAACGCCAGATGCTCGACTCATCGCGCTGATCTGCTTTTCTACTTGCGCGGTCTGTGCAGCGCCTGCTCCAGTCACATTTTGCAAAGTAAGCGCTAAGGCCGCCTGCTCTTGCTGATCTTCCATTGCGGCTTTGGTTGCGTCACCAAGCGCGATAGCCAAACCGCCGAGCGCCGCAGCTGCAGGAATCGCCGCTTTCTTAATAGCAAACTGTGCTTTTTCGCCGACGGTCTCAAGTTGCTGGAACTGTTTGACAGCCTTCTTTACCCCTGTGCCGTCAAACTCGCTGATGATCGGGATATTGATTGCCATTACGCGGTCTCTCTGTTCGCTTCTTCCATGACGCGCCTAACCAGTTGCTCCATCTCGGACATGACATCGTTTTGGCGTTGCTCGTATGCCTTCCACATTACTCGCGAACGGCTCCCATAACGGGAAGTCAACGCGCGACCAAGCGCTCCTTCCATGGACGTGTCAAACATGGTGCCAGTAGCGCCTTGCCATTGGATGACAAACGTGCCGACATTTGACTTGTTTCCACCGTATTCTTTGATGTTTCGGGTGTTGATTTTGGCGGCGATTTTTTGTTTCATTCCTGGTATCCACGGCAACATTTTGAACCCTGATCGAGTGCTCCAGTTGCGAGCCATACCAGACAACGGCACATTTGACGGCACAAGTTTGTTGGCATCGTCAATAACAGGCTGAACAATTTTCTTGTAATCCTTGGTGATTTCACGGCGCAAAGATTTGTCAATCTTGTTGATGGTCTTTAAGGCTTCTTTAAGCCCGACGACCTCAATCTTTGTTGACACTTGGTTCACGTCATCTCCGTTTTTTGTTTGCCTCGTTAAGCACTTTAATGACCGTTGCCAAGTCTTTTGAGTCAAACACAATGTCGCTGGGCCACCAACCGACCGCGACTAACACTTCTGCTAGTTGGCGGCGGTAGGTGCCGCGTCCGTAGGGTTTGGGTCTGTCTCGTCCAGTACCGGCAGAATGTCGATGTCAGGGTTTTTGCTTAGCCATTCGCGCCAGTTGTCACCAACTTGCTCGCCTTTAATCTTCAAGATCGTGTGCATCCAGCAGGCGTAATCCGAGTACAACGGGTTTGCTGATAGTTGTTGAATGTTGCGTCGCTCGAGGCGTTCCCATTCAGTAACCACAAACAGGTTCGTGTAGTAATACTCGGGTGCGCTGTCGGCGGTGCGCTTTAACTGCAATTTGATTTTCATTGTTCTCCTATGTCGGCTTGGAGCCGTTGATTATGCGGTTGTGTCAACCGAGTACGTGCCCCCCTGGAGCTCAATCTCGTAAACACTAAGCTCACCCAAGGACGCGTTCACGACAGGCAGGCTAGAAAAATAAGTATCTGTCAAAATAAACCCTGGATTAGTTGCCGAATCACCGGCGCTTGTTGGGTTTACTTTGACGGTGCACTTGGTGCCAAGCAACGGTGCAAGAACTGCGTACGACTCTGATGCTGCATACGACGCGTACACAGTCAAGGTCAATGAGTTGCTGAACAATCCTGCAGTCATCGTGCGCGACGTGGAGCCAAACGCGGTGTCTTCAAGAGCTTCTGCAGTCACAGTCAACGTCGCTGCGCTGACCTGATCGGTGATATCAACAATGGTGCCGATTGCGGTTCCAATTTTGACTGTTGGGTTTGAGAGATACGTGCTAGTTGCCATGATTGCTCCTTAAGTTCTGTTCTGATAGTAGATGATTTGTGTTCGGTAGTTGTGGATTATGCGGTCTGGGCTTGGATAGCGCAATCAAGGTCGTAGCACGGATACAACGCGCCACCAATTTCAAGGCTTGACGGACGGCCACCCATAACAATAATTGGCGAGGCAAGCACGGTTGCCACAATGCTTAAAATTGATCGGAGCACCGGCAGACCTGCAGGCCCAGAGCCAATGACCTTGATCGGAAACTCGAGGCGCACAATGTTGCCGTTGCCAGCAAACGTGGTGAAGTTCGGTGCATCTAAATACACGCAATTTGGTGCAAGTTTTGTTGGGTCGTTTACAACGCGCAGACCAGATACCGCGGTCAGCGTTGCGGTGACATCATCAATCGCTTCGTTGAACAGGTCGGTGTACGACATCAAGCAACCGCTGGACGAGGGATGCCAAGCATCTGCTTGACGATCGGGGTCAGGCTTTGCTGTGGTGCCGAACCCATGCCGTCAAACGTGGCGTACGTTGCCTCTATTGAGCCCCTAGAGCGCCACAGAGCCGCACAGTACATCAAAGTGCCTAATGTTGCGTCACCGCCTGGTGAGGTCGTTAGGGAGTCGATATAGCCCGATTCCTGACGCCTGCGATAACAGAACTGGTTGCCAGCCGACACGGATTGCGTGAGCAACGTGTAATCGTCTGACGGGTTTGTGATCGTGATGCCAAGGTACGACATGACTTGCGCGGCCGTCACCCAAGTGCAAACAGGGTCATTGGCAACAGTCCCAGACGCGGCGACACGCTCAACATCGCTTGCGGTCTTGGCGTAAAGCACCTGATCGGCAATTGGCACCTGATAGTCGTAAAGCAGATCGCCTTGCGTATCAATGCCCAAAAACAAATACTGTGGCAATGCGCGCACCGAGTAAGTGCCGTTAAATGTTGCGTCAACTCCAGCGACCGTGATTGAACTGCCGACTGCAATCTCGCTGGGGGTCAGGAGTTGCAGTACGGCAAAGTTGTCAATCAGGTACTTGTTAGTAACTGTGTAAGTAGCCATGAGCGGTTGCTCCGCTCTCGACTAGGCCTGGGTGATCTTGCGAATCATTCCGCCGATTGCTGCAAAGGTTGAAACGTAGCCATGGAATGACATGTTGCGTCCCAAAACTGCAGGCTGTTCAACGCTCATGAGGCCACGGATTGATTCGTAGAACTCGTAAGCATCGCCTGCACCTTGACCAACGCGGGTGATGATCATGGTCTTGGCAGCGAAGTTGCTGTCAACTACCAACTGCAAGCCGAGTGGGTTGCCGTTCCATGAAGATGCTTGACCGCCACCAAGTGCGTTCTGACCGGTGAGGCCAGCGCCGATGAATGGGAATACTGGACGGCCAGTTGTGTCGGCAAGTTGTCCAAGTTGACCCCATACGTCTGGGCTTACGAACATGTGGGTAGGTGTCCAGTTTCGGTTTGATGAAATGTCAACTGCCGAGTCATAAACAGACTTCAGCAAGTCGGCTACGGTGCCGTCCCAAACGCCTGACGAGTTTGCTGCGGTGAGCAAGTTGTCTGCAGCCAAGTTGTCAGAAGCAATCATGTATTCGCCCATGAGGTCATTCAAGATCAATTGCATTGCTGCAGGTGAAGTGAAGTCAATGTCCTGAACTGACAGCGTTACTTGACCAGCAAGTGTGGTTTTGCTGATTGAGTTGGATGCAATCACCATGGTTGTTGCTGATGCTGAACCAAGTTCTGATTGTGATGCAACGCTCGTGTGCGTGGTAATTGTTGGACGGATAAAGGTTTTCGACTGTCCGTTGTCTGGGTAAGCGCGAGCGCCTACAGCATCGACTACTGGACGCAAGAAGTTCAAGTCCTGAACCAATGGCCCAAGAACTGGAACAGGGAGCAAACCAGGTGTATCGGTGGTGAGCACGTCGCCTGCAGCTGCCTGCAATGCGGTGCGCTTTGATGCTGTGTATTCAGCGACTGCAGCGTTTATGTTCTTAAACGTGTCGCCACCGATGTGGTAAGCGGCCATGTATTCGCCTGCGCTTGGCAAAACGAATTCTTTTTTAGCCTGTGCAAAAATTGGTGCAGTAGGGATTGTTGCCTCGACTGCTGGTGCGGTTACTTCTGACATTTCTGGTTTCTCCTCTACTGGGGTTACTTCTTCATTTAACACTACTTCTTCTGGCTCTTGGTGGATACTCGCTGCGACTTTGGTGATGTTTGCGGCATCTCCAAAAGCGCCGATCGGAACTAGGGACAATTCCATCCAGTCGGCTGACTCAATGATCATTGTGCCTTCTTCGTCATACGAGAACTTGGTTGGGTTTACGCCCACCGATACTTGGTCAATGGTGCCGTCTAAGGCCATGACCAAAGCGTCATTGCCTAGGGTCGTTGCGCTGATCTTGGCGCTGAACATCATGCCTTCTTCGGTGTCCACGCGCTCGGTGACAACGCCTACTGGTTGGCTGGCATCGTGGTACATAAACAGGCGTGGCGCTTTTCCTTCGACTGGCAATGAGCCTGGGCGAAAGATCACAGCTGTGCCATCCGAAACTGTTGCCGGCACGTTGTACGGAACTGCGGTTCCAGAGATTGTGCGCTTTGGTGCTTCGCCGATTGCGGCGTCAACCGTGAATTCTCCTGCAATTAACTTAATCATCGTGCTAACTCCTCTTGAGTGTTTTCTCTAACAATTACTTCATCGTCTGCGCGGTCGGCCATGAAGTTTTCTTCTAGGTATTCATCGGCGTCAAACTCGACGTATGTTCCGCGTGGTAGCACGTTGTCCATTGACAAAGCGCCAGCAATTGCGTCGGCATACAATTTCACGCCAAACAAATAAAGATCGGCGCGCGCTTGTTGTGATGACTGGTATGAGTAAGCGCCAGTAGCAACTCCCACCAAATACGGTGGCACGTTTGCAAGGCGCGACATTTCCAATGCCTGATATTGCGACGCCTCAATTAAAAGCATCTTGTCAGGTGTGCTGTTTGTTTCCGTGTATGTCAAATACTCATTAAGCGCTGCAGTCTGGTTAGTTGCTCGAGCGGCGTTAAAAGCGCTAGCCAAATCAGCAAGTTCTTGCGCGCTAAGTGGTTCGCCACCAGTTTGTTTAAGTACGCCGGCAGGAATGCTTGACGATGCGTTGCGGTTGCGCGCTGCTTCAAGTTTTAGCGCGGTTTCAATTGCGCCTGGTGCCGAGTAGATCAGGCCTTGTGCTGGAGACAAGAATTGCACAAGATTTGCTGGGTCAATTTCTCCGCCTTGAAAATACACCTGTGACGATGGAGCAAACCACACAGGGCCAGCCATGTCGGTAGTAGTAATTGAGCCAGCAGGCAGTCGAGTAAACGTGGCAGGGTAGCCGTCGGCGGTGCGTGAGGTGATGTACCAGAACGCGCGACCAAACATCATGAGGTCATCAAGAGTCCAGCTCATGAGGAACTGGAACGAAACTGTTGGGTCTGGTCGGCGCAACCATGAACGTGGAGCGATGTAAATTTTTTCCATTTCTTCGCCGTTCCAAAATTCGTTGTATGAGCGAAGATTCATTGAGCCGATTACCGACGCCATTAGATCGCGCGCACGGTTGATCGTTGGGACGCTGATCGCCGCGTTACGCGCTTCGCCTTCGCGGTAGGTGTAGTACTGGCCGATCATGTTGACGCCAACATTGGACGATGAATAGCCTGGAGCAAAACCGCCTGCCGCAGCTGCCTTGCTTGGCGCTGGGCTTATTGCTGCTTTTTTGGTTTTGTTAAAGATCGCCATGTTCCTACTTTGTCATATAAGTGGCAACCGCGCATGACTTATCCGATTCCGACAAAAGGCAAGGTGCGCGGTCGCCGCGATCATCTTAGTTATTTACCGCGACAAGCATGGGCTTTCCGCTATTGACAGGACGGGCACACATCCCAATTCCCCAGACCATTGTGCGCGCTAACTCGATAGGCCCTGGACTCCGCTTACTGGACAAAACTATGGTGTTGTCGGTGCGTACCGCAACCGCGCGCTGAACATGTTCGGCAAGCAATTTTTCTCCCGTGTGTAGCAATCGCGCTTCGGCGATCATGTTTTTGGCAAGCGGTGTAAACCGTCCAAGTTCGGCATACCCGACCACGACCCTGCGGCGCTCAATGTTTGGCGGGCAGGTTGCGTCCACGGTCGGCGACAGGGCAAACCTGATTGTGGGGTCTTTAGCAAGTTCTTGCACGTTGTCCCACAGCTCGGTAATTGACTCGGCAATGAACGCGACGGTGACAAGCACCCGACCGTCTGACAGGTTGACGCATCTGGTCGCGCTGTACCTAGAGTCGTCCAGCGAAGACTCGATCGCCACGACCCCACCGCTCGGTATGTCACCTGTGTATTCCAAGGACGGCCAGCGACCTGGCTCAATCCATCCGCGCACAACACTCACCCAAAGGTTTAGCGATGCGCGCAAGAATGACGCGCGATCAGGGTTTGTGGATTCTTGCCTAATTGTGTCCATGTCCAACGTGTAACCAAGTGCAGGATTACCCCACGCCCATGACGCTGGATGCAGCGGGTCAAGGCTCGGGTCGGGAGACCATTCCGCCATATACATCGTGGACGGCTCACCTTTGTCTATTGCTCGAATGCCTGCTTCACGCCAACGCTGAAACAAGACTGATTCTTCGGTGCCTGCGGTGCTGAAGAAACATGCCAACGGGTTTTTGCGTGCGCGCTGTGCCGGCAAGAGTCCGCCTTCAACCGAGTCGGGGTTGACGTCAAAAAGTTCGTCAACGATCACAAGATCAATGCTCATACCGTGACCTTGGTTTGGCTTTAATGCTTTGACCCACCATTTGCTGCCGTCTGGCATGGTGGCCTGATAACGACCGTAAGACTTCACGATCTTGGCTCCGTAATACTCCTCAAGGATCGGTGCCAGATCATCAAACAACAAACACGCAAGATCAAGTCTGTGCGCGCCAGATACGACAGTTTGTTTAGTGCCACGTATCTTTGGCATCTCGACTAACCAAGCGAGAATTAGCGCCATGATCACAGTCGTTTTCCCATTTTGGCGCGCCACCGAACAGAGCGTTGAACGATGAACAAAGTGATCGTTCTCATCTACTGCAAGCATTTTTTCAAGTATGTGTTTTTGCCACGGCATGAGCGTCACGCCAAGAACCTTCTGGGCCATGTCCCCCACAAGTCCCCCGAATGAGCTCACGTAGTCCGGGCTGATCGTTTCCAGTCTTGGCCGATCATGGTTGGTTGGCGCTGGTTCAGGCTGATCTTGGCTGGTGGCGACAAAATGATGGATGGGGCTCGGGGGCATCTCGGAGCTGTATAAAAAATCGTTTATTGCTTTTTCCCTATTTTGCTTTGCGTTTGCGAGTTTGCGATTG